AAGTGATTTAAGAAAAAGAAAAGAACCAAAAGAAAAAGAATATAATTAAATATATAAATACTTATAAAAACTATATTATATATAATATATATATATATATAAATAATAATAATAAGGATATAGAGAAGAATTTCTAGGAATTTGGTTTATAAAGCATTAATAGCAACCTCTTGACAATACCATGTCATGCTATAATAATAAATAACAGTTAGTCCTTATGAATGGCAAAACCAAAAAAACGAAAAGTCTCCTTTGAGGAATATCAAAAATTAGCTGAAGAACTTTCTGCTAAATCCCCAAGCTGGAAAAGATTGTTTGAATACGAGCAACAACGTCAAGAAAAGGAGCAGAATGGCAAAAACTAAAATCACTATGTTTCTTGATCAAGACCTTATTGAATGGCTCGATCAGAACAGAGATGAAGAAACTTCTAGGTCTGCTTATCTCAGAATCCTAATTAGAAAGGATATGAAATCCAAAGCAAGACGTAAAACTAATAAATTAACTTCAACAGCTTCAGATCCTTTTACATTTTTTACAATCTCACCTGATTTAATTCCTGAAGATCTTAAAGAATATGCTGATTTGATTATTGAATGGTGGCCTATCAGAAAGAAAAAAGGTGGATCTTGCACTACAAGCGTTGCTAACCGCATCTTTAAGAAGTTAAGGTCATTTCCTACACAAGACAGGAAACAAGCTCTTGAGAACGCTATAGCAGGTGGCTGGAAGGATTTATTTCCTGTAAAGCATCAAGGAAAACAAGAAGAGCAACAAAGTAATCATCCTGCACGAAGAGTATTTACAGCCGAAAGGGGGTTTGAATAATGCACGATAAAACTCAAAGAATTAATGTAACACCAGTATCAACACAAGATTTTGAAATGGTTAAAACTCTTGCAGATATGTATGGATCTACTTGGTCACAAATTGGTGCAAGAGCTTTAAATGAATGGTTAAGAACTAACTTTGTAAAAGAAGTTAAACTCCATAAAAAAATAAAACAAATTCTATCAATGGAGAAAAATAATGGAAAGAGTATTTAACCAAGCATCAGTTATCAAACTTCTCAAAGAAGGTTTAACAAGACCTAATCCT